GTTGCAAAAAGAATTGATCCAAAATATCTTCCAAAAATGATGAAGGACAAAGATGATTATGTTCGTCTTGAAGTTGCAAGAAGAATTGCGGTCGAACATCTTCCAAAAATGATGAATGATAAAGATTATTATGTTCGTTTTTATGTTGCAAAAAGAATTGGAAGCGAAGGTGGGGCCTTCGCCAACGAACATCTTCCAATGATGATGAATGATAAAGATTATTATGTTCGTCATGAAGTTGCAAAAAGAATGAAGGAATTAAAATAACTAGAGAACATTATATTTGGTGATGTTTCATTATATTTAAGTAAATGAGATCTTCTTCACTTCTTCAGGAATATATTAAAAGAATTCTCTCTGAGAAAAAGTCAGATGATCTCAAGATCAAGTTTCCAAACTTATCAAGTGAAATTGATGAATTAGAGAACACAGTTCATCCAAAGTATCTTGAGTGGTGTGTTAAACAACTAACACAGAATTTTAGTATTAACGATTTAATCCCAACGATTAAATTCTATGACAAAAATTCCTCAAAATTTCAATCAAAAGACATTAACACTTATAAAACTTTAAAAGATCTCGAAAATGAACTAAAAGAAATTGGTTCAAAGTCAAAAACTGAACTAAGAAAAGAAGTTAAATCCGAAGGCACTGAAAAATTATTCGAAGATGATCAATATGTTCTCTTATATATCAAAAATAAAGATGCTTCTGTAACTTATGGTGCTGGGACAAAGTGGTGCATCACGATGCGTGATGCCAAATATTTTGAAGAATATTCAAATAATAACGTTGTTTTCTACTTCTTAATTAATAAAAATCTAGATCAAAAGAATTCTTTATCAAAACTTGCCTTTGCAATTCAGCGGGATAAAGAAAACAAAATCTTAAAAACAGAGATCTTCGATGCGGAAGACAAGCGAATTACAATTCCAAATGGTCTTGAAAAGTTTTTGGAGATTTCTAAATTAGATGCCCCCAAAAGACCCATGGGAATAATGGTTAAATTAAAATTTGGTTTGGCTTCAGAAGAAGAAGTTTTAAGTTTAATGAATGATAAAGATTGTGAAGTTCGTCAAGAAATTGCAAAAAGAATTAATATCGAACATCTTCCAATGATGATGAATGATAAAGATAATAATGTTCGTTGGAAAGTTGCAAAAAGAATCGGGATCGAACATCTTCCAAAAATGATGAATGATGAAGATTTTCAAATTCGTCTTGAAGTTGCAAGAAGAATTGGGGTCGAACATCTTCCAAAAATGATGAATGATGAAAGTTCTTATATTCGTTGTCAAGTTGCAAGAAGAATTGGGGACGAAGGCGGAGCCTTCGCCGACGAACATCTTCCAAAAATGATGAATGATGAAGATTATTATATTCGTCATGAAGTTGCAAGAAAAATCTCAATCGAACATCTTCCAAAAATGATGAATGATGAAGATTCTTATGTTCGTCGAGAAGTTGCAAGAAGAATGAAGGAATTAAAATAATAATTCATAAATTATATTCGAACATCCCCAAATTTTTGTAACTTCATTTTGCTCTGCAACCTGTGCCTCAGTTAAATTATTTGATTTATTAGCCTTATATTTAAATCTATTAAATCTATTGTCAAAATTTGTCCACCAAAACCTTGGTGATGTTTTAGATTTTAATTTAAATCCCGCAAGTTCATAACCTTTACCCGTGCCACCATGTCTTGTGTCAACATATGTTAATAAACCTGTTTTATAATTTATTTTTGAATATGCGCACGCAACTTTTACTAACTTACTCAATCCTCCGGGAACATTATGATTTAGTTTTGGACAACATCGAGCAACTTCATATACATTACCCTTTGATGAATGAAAAGGTTTTCGTAAAGAAATAGCATAAATAATTTCTTTTGTATTTTTACCTAAAAGCCCCCATGCTTTATGAGATTTAACATCACCATCAAGATGATTTATGCTAAAAAATTCTTGACGTTGTTTAGAACTTAGTTCAATGATGTTACAATTTCGTGCATATACTTTTGTTGAACTCATATTAAGGCGAGATGAAATCATAGATTTAATAATTTCTTTTTTGTCTCGCCATTCATCTTCAAAAACATGTATAAGAGATACACTTAAACTTTTACATATATTTGTTTTATTTTCATGATAAAGTTCAGATTTTTGTAATACGCAATGCCAATACAATCCATTATATTCAATACCAAGATTTTTTTCTGGTATGTATATATCAAGTTCTTTTCCGTTCAATTTCTTTTTATCATTACGAATAACATTAAATCCCAATGATTTAATCCAATTTTCAATTTCAGTTTGGGCCTGACTTCCTCCCGGAGAACAATTAAAACATCTACCTTTTTGTAATTTTCGTAATGAATCTATAAATTGTGCACCACATTTTTTGCACTCAACTCTTATAACCTGCTGCACATCATTAACATACAAATTAGCACAGTCAACAATTTTTAATATTCCAGTTGATTCAATTCTTCGTTGTATTTCTTCGTTGTTTAGTCTTTTAAGATCATCAAGACGATTTCTAATATTTTCTTGTTTCATTGTTAGTGAAACCTTATTTGACATATCTAAAATTCTTTGATCATTTTCTTTTGTTAGGCCCTTTGACCAAGGAATGATTTTACCATCAATAAATCGTTGTTTTTGAACTTTAGCAAATTTTTCCAACCTTTGATCACTTTCCTTAGTTAGACCCTTATTCCAAATTTTAATTTTTCCCTCTTTGAATGCTTTATGAATGCCTATTCCTGTTGAAATTGATCTATTTAAAATTCTTTGATCGTTTTCTTTTGTTAGGCCTTTTGCCCAACTTACTTGACCTTTTAATTTTGCCTTACGTTTATCACTTATTTCTTTTGCTTTTTCTTTACCGTAAACATTAACTAAATTTCCATTATGTCCAACAATTACGGTTGAATAACCTGTTTTCCAACCTACCCACTTAGTTTGTTGATTACATCCACAAGCACATAAAATTGGTCCATTATGTAATTTATTCCATAGATTTTGTGAAGTTGTTTCGTGCACACCTATTAAATGTTTTTCAAATATAGTTAAACGTGTACTTGAAAATTCATTACATAATGAACATGTGATTTTATCTAATTTTTTTCCTATAATTGGAGCCATCTATATTCTCTTTTACCTAATAATAAGTTATTTTATCATTATCTGTAAAATAATTAATCATATATGAGTGTCTTTTATATTTAGATATGAAAGACAGAGGTAACTATCATGGCAGCAGAAACACTAGACGTAACATCAATGATTCCCAATAAATTCGAGCCTAAGCGCGTAAATAGGTGGATACTTATGATTGAAGGTATCGATGCATACATTGTAAAATCGACATCTCGACCGTCGATTACAACCGAAGCAACACCAATTCATTTTATTAATAGTCGTAGATATGTTGCTGGTTTATCAGCATTTGGAACAATGGAGATTAAACTTCACGATCCAATCGCGCCATCGGGCGCTCAGCAGGTTATGGAATGGATCCGCACACACTTTGAAAGTGTCTCTGGCCGCGCGGGTTATGCAGATTTCTATAAAAGAGATTTACAACTTAAGCTTCTAGATCCCGTTGGAACAGTTGTTGAGTTATGGGATATTAAGGGCGCCCTAATCACCGAAGCCAAGTTCGGTGATTTAAAGTATGACGGCGGTGAACCAATTGAAATAAGCCTAACAATCCAAATGGATAACGCTGTCTTACAATTCTAAGGTTTGGTGTTTTTTCAAAACAAGTACTTATTGTATTATACATCTTTGAATGTTGATATACATTAAAGTATGTGGAAAAATTTAGAGAATTTACACGAGATTATAAATGATAAATTTGTAATTTATTGTATAAGAAATTTAAACAATTCAAAGTGTTATATTGGAAAAACAACGGGTTTTATTCAAAGTAGATTAAAGGGTCATATTTATGATGCTTTAGTTAAAAAATCAAAGTATAAGTTTCACCGTGCCCTAAAAAAGCACGGTGTTTCTATTTTTGAGGTTTGCATTATAGATAGGGCAAAAACATGTCTTGAATTACGTGAATTAGAAATTTCATATATTAAAAAATATAATTCATATAAAAATGGTTACAATTCAACTATTGGTGGTGATGGATTATCAGGATTTAGTCATACTGACAAAACTAAAAAACTAATTCATGATATAAAAAAAGGAATTCCAATGCCTCAATCGCAACGAAATTTTTATAAAAAACCAATTGAACAATTTGATTTAAAAACAGGTAATATAATTGAAATATTTGAATCTTATACTATGGCACTTCATAAAACAAAAATCAATAACATAACTTGCGCGTGTCAGGGTAAATTATCACACGCGGGCGGATTTCTTTGGAGATATTCTTCATGAATTACACAATATTAAAATGTCATATATGCCAATTTGAATGTAAACAAGAGTTACGTTTCACTAATCATTTAACGTTTATTCATAATATCTCTGATCATTTATCTCTTTATTTAAAAATCAATAATTTTGATAAACATCCCACATGCCAATGTAAAACAAATTGTACAAGTCTTTTACCTTGGGTTGGATGGAAGAAGGGTTTTACTTCAAAATACTCACGAGGTCATAACGCCCGCATTGATAGTGTGTATCTTAATAAAGATATGCAACAAAAACTTGCACTAAAACGCAAAGAGTCATTTGCGTCAGGAAAAATAATTATTTGGAATAAAGGTCTAACAAAAAAATCGTCAAATATAATTTTAGAATCGTCAAATAAAATTTCGGCCACGCTGTCTTCCAGATATGAATCGGGCGATTTAATTAATTGGCACAATCTTGATAAAGAAAAATCAAAAATTGCATCTAATAAAATTTCAAAAACCAAACAAAAACAAATTTTAGACGGAACTTTTAAAGTGTGGAACACGGGTCTAACAAAGGAAACAAATCTTTCTTTGCGTAACGTAAGTGAAAAAATATCAAATTCATATAAAAATCGTGAAATGGGAAATCGTTTATCAATTGATGACGTTTCTTTAAGAATTAATAAGTTCTCACATATTTTTGATTTAATAACAGATGATTGCAATTACACAACAAGACGAATTGATAGGTTGGCGTTTAAGTGTAAATTTGGTCATATTCAACTAAAAAGCTTAGCAATGTTGGAAGATTCACCAATTTGCTTTTTATGTCATCCTAACGAGTCAAAAGGCCAAATTGAAATTTTTGATTTTATTAAATCGTTAGGTGTTAATGTTGAATTATCAAATAGAGTAAAAATTACGCCCAAAGAATTAGACGTATACGTTTCAGATAAAAATTTC